ACGCAACGTCAACTGATAATATTCGTCTTTCATTTGGAAGTAATTCAGGAATTTTTAACAATCTACTATTACCAGTTATACTTGGTGGATATATAGCAGTTTGTAATTTCCTACGTTGGGTAATATCATCAAATGTAAAGAAAGCACCATCTGTATCTCCATACCATAAACATTCCATTTCCATAGAAAACTTTGTCTCATCAAAATCGCTTTCAGACATTTCATCTTCAATCTGTTCTCTTGAGAGTAAACCTTCCATAATAGAAATTTGGTATGGTAATCCACAAATAAAATATTTTTTCTTATCATCCAATGTATTAACTACATATGCTTTTGCTTTTTCGAAACTCCAATGACTTTTATACCATGCAGAACTCATATAGATTTCTTTGTTTCGCTCAAGCAAATGAGCATACTTAGGATTGTTTAAATAATTTGGCTGTCTAGGTGCAGTTAAGAATCTTTTTAAAACTGTATTAATAGTATCCAAATCAACCATTCGGAACTCATCAATAATCAGAATATTCGCACGATTACCACGACCACTATCAGCAGCAGTAACAACCTTTATCCAAGAACCATTCTTAAACTCAATAACAGCTTTGTTATTACCAACAACACTGTATGAAATTTCGTTCTTTAAATTTTCAGACCCCCAACCATAGTTTTTCATAAAATCGTCTGTGATTTTAGATAAAACCTCATTTGCCTGTGGTCTGGTTGCAGAAGCTATACATATTTTAGTCTTAGGGAATAAAATACATCGGACTATACAAAATAGAGCAGTAAGCCACGTTTTTCCTTGTCCTCTGGCAGCTACATACATAAAATAGTTGTTACGCATCATTTCAAAAAGCAATATCTTTTGAAATAATTTCAAATTTATATTCAAATAATCCTTTACAAATCTTTGAGGATTACACCTGTAAAATGAAGCCCAAATTGCAATTCCTTCCATTAAACGCTGGGCTTTTTCTTTTATAATCTGTTTTTCAGATTTTTTTCGGGATGTTTCTGCCATATAAGCAACACCCCCTATTCAGAATCATGATTGCCAAAAATTGCATCAAAAATAACTTCTGAACTATCATCACTATCATATTCGGGTTTATTAACCGTATATTTTTTGATGAATTTTGTATATAAATTGGAAAATGCATTTTTAATTCCCATCATCTTAGAGAGATGCCCTCTAAAAAATACATCCATATAGAGTCCGATTTTATCAACATCTTGTAGTTGTTCATCTATCTCTGGAAGAGGACGAGTATTTTCCCATTTATCAATTAAAGTACCAAATGTTTGAGCATCAGACATCGTATCTGAAGAATTTTGTTTTGGTTGCAATTTTGCTGTATCCAACAATTTTCTAAATGTCTCAGTCAAATCCTTGGTATCCTGTTTTGCTTTAGTTGCTTTTAAAAGTTCAAGCTGAGTAAAACATATCTGTTTAAAAACCTCTTCTTGAGCTTTTGTATTACATTCATGCCGAGTAGTCCAATCATCGTATTGTTCCTGAAGAAATTCATAATCTTCATCTGGAAATCCTTCTCCCCAAAATCTTCGGGTTTTCTTATTGATTCTTGAACCAGTCTTTTTATACGAACTATCATCATCCGCATTACTCTTTTCGTAATCAAATAGAGTAGTGTCATAATTCTTTTTTCGATATTGTCGTAAATTTACCAACTGAAAATAGGAAGAAACCAATGATTGATTAGGCTGATTCTGAGAATTTCTATTTGCAGTATCAAAAATAGCATCACTATAATAAATGTTTAATCCCATGCATAAACGCTTGATGGCTTTCTGCTCTGGGAAATCACAACCTTCTGAAGCATATTTCTCAACATAATGCGTATAAATTTCATTTATACAATTTTTGCAATATGGTATTTTTCCAGAACCCTGAAAAAACACACTATTAGAATCATAAAATTCAGTTTCTTCATAATCTGTTTTACAATTACAACATTGAAGTGTCGTAACCGTAGGTTTTTTGCTCATTGCTTTTGAAGGTCTACCCATTACGACACCACCTTTCTATAAAAATAAGAGCGAATATAAAGATTCGCTCTTACTCAAAATTTGTCATTATAATATTTTTTAGACCTTTATTTTTATCCCAAATAAAACACTGACACTTTTTAATTGCACCAACATAACCACTATTATGATGCCAAGCATCTGTTCCTGTAAAAGAAGATAAGTTTCTGATAATGATTCCATTTACCTCTCTTACGTGTTCACTATGTAAATGCCCCATATGTATTTCGTGAAACTTAGTTCTACCCCAAGCTTCTCTAGCTTCAATCTGCATTAATCCTTCAATACGTTTCTTTTCTTTGTCACCATGAGTAAATCCAATAAGGTTGTTTCCATATTCAATATATTTTCTAGGTGATGTATCTGTATTAACCATTACATTTTCATTATTATGAAAGAAACATTGTAATGAACAAATTGCATGATATGAAGAAAGAAAATCATGGTTTCCATTTATACAAAACACTTCAACTGGAGCAAGTTGAGATAATTTAAGAATATTTTCAATTAAACATTCCAACCCATATTTGAAAATTAATTGTGGACTTAAATCTGTATCCTGTCTTGTGCCAGCAGTAGTAGTACAATTTACATTATCTACATGAAAGAAATCAGAACCAACAGGAAAAATAATTTTTTCAAATTTCATTCCTGAAACATTTGATATAATATTATCAACAACAGAATTTACACATTCTTTTGCTAAATTATAATTATATGGTTCTGCAACATCTTCAGACATACTTAATTTTCCAAAATGCACATCTTCTATAGGTACTTCTAGCATTAATTCACTCTGAGAAGGTTTTAAATCCTTAACAATAGGAGAGGTGTATTTATTCACCAACTCACTATAAAATGTATCTATCTGCTCCAGAGTTAAATCTACTATAGGTTTCACCGTAATAAAACTTGCATACAAAGTAACAATACCATCTTGTTTGCTAATTACTTGGCGAATATTATTTCTTGCACTAACAATTTTCCAACAAGCAGTATCAAAACCATGTGCCTTTAAAATGAATGAAGGGTCTTTTGAATCTTCCTCATTCATAATCAAAAGCTTGTTAGATGAATATGTACCATCTTTATTAATAGATGTTTCAGAATTAAAATTCTTTTGCATTTTTGCAATAGCATCATCATCTGATGTATCTTCTTTTTGATTGAAATATTCTGCAACAAAAGCACCACCGAAAATTGTTCCATTTGCTTTTCGAAGCGTATCTGCTGAAATCTGCAAGTTATACTTATTACAAATTTCTTGCCAATCAATATCATTGATATTGTTTTTTTTATCAATAATTAACTGGACACACTCTTCATACTGCTCAGAGGTTAATCCAAGTTTAGATATTTCATCTGTTAGATTCATTTTCTCAGTCCTTTCATTGCATAATTTTAATAGCGGAAGCGAAGGGATTCGAACCCCTATGCCGATTCACACCGACCTATCTGTTTTCAGGACAGACCTCTTCACCAGTTTGAGTACACTTCCATAAACATCC